CCGTAGAGGTTCCACGCGCGCTCGGCGGAGCGAGCGATCATGGTCAGCACGTCCTTCTCGTCACTCGTGAACGTATCCCAGGTGAGGCTGTTCGCGGGCGCGTCGGCCTCCACCGTGATTGACTCCAGCTCGTCCTCCGAGTCATACACGAAGGTCAGGGTGTCGATCGACGCAATCGACTGGCCCCACCCACCGCGCTGGCTGTCGAGCATGGCCCGGTTGAGGCGCTTCAGCGCGCCAGCGCGGAACGCAATCACGTCGGTGGCGCGCTGGCTGTAGACGGCCTGCGCGGACCACTCCGCCTCGGCGAGCGTGACGTGTTCGTCGAGCCACTCCTCCTGGGTCGACGTCAGGCCGGACAGGTCGTAGTTGACCGAGTGCGTCTGCGCGAGCGCGGGGGAGAGGAGGAGGAGGGAGAGGAGGAAGGTTCTCACTAGGGCACCGTCAGAGTTACGTTGCCGCTAACAATCGCGTGCCAGCGGATCTGATGGGTAGAAGTCGTGAGGTCGCTGTCGCTAAGACACTGCACCTCGATGGACTGATCGTCGGTCGTAACCACGGACCAAACGGATGGGGTGAGCGTCGTCGCGCCAGAATCCGCAACCGCGGCTCCAGAAATAGTCGTGGACGCCGCAACCTCTCCTGCATCGTCGATTATCGCGACCTGGACGGTTCCACTCTCCGACTGGTGGTCTGTGCCATCGGTGGCCTCGATGGTGTAACTGATCGTGATGCCAGCCATGTCCCCGTCGCCCGTCACGACGCTGAACACAGTCGTGGCGGTTCCGTCGACGAGCGTGGTCAGCTCCCCCTGGGAGAACACGTCTACCCCGGCGCCGTAGACAACTCGCCCGTCGTCGTTGACGTCGACGTCGCCGTTGACGGCGAGCCCCCCGCCAATGATCTCCAGGGCCGTGTTGGCGCCCGTGGTCAGGGCTGCGATCGAGGCGTTCCCGTCGAAGTCCACCCCTCCCAGGGTGTAGGTCGTCGAGCCCGACGTGAACCCGTGATCTTCAATGATCTGCCAGGTGTCCGTGTTGGTCGAGACGATCTCCACGTAGTGGCCGACGGTGCTGGAGCTGATCGAATCGTCTGAGTCGACGGTCCCGTCGAGGTATCTGATCTCGTCGTTACTGTTGCAGTCGATCTGAAAGGTCTGCGCCTCTTCGACTATGAAATGGTATCGGATCCCGACGTGGAGAGTGGACGACGTCAGCTCCGGCAGGGTGTAGACGAGGCCGTCCGCGTCGCCCTCGTTGGTGTAAATGATCGCGGACCCGGTGGTGTTGCTGTTCCCCGTGAGGGTCGTGTCCTCGGTGTCGTTGACGACGAATTCACGGTAAAGCGTGAACATATTCCCGGCGCAACTGTTCTTGTCCGTGTAGCTGGACGTAGCTCTGCCGAGGGTCACTCCGGAGGAGGCGACCTTGAAGGTGACGACGTTTTGAGCCCCTATTTGGACAGCGCTGTTAGCGTAGAGGATCCCGTAGTTGCTGACGCCGTCGAACCCGTATGCGTAGCTGTCGTTCGCAGGGGACCCGTCGCGGGCTACGAATCCTCCGTAGCCGGTACTGCCGTCGGTCGCGGCGACGATTCCACCGGCCTCTTCCTTGAGCCCCGTCGAGGACCCGAAGAGCACCTGGCTGGAGCCGACGTCAAGGTCGCCGTTGACGGTGAGCCCCCCGCCGATCAGTTCGAGGACGGTGTTCGCGCCGGTGGTCAGGGCTGCGATCGAGGCGGACCCGTCGAACTCGAGGGCGCCGTTCAGCTCCAGCCCGCCCCCAATGATCTCGAGGAGCGTGTTCGCGCCGGTCGTGACCTCGGAGATCGTGGCCCCGTCGAACAGAAGGCTGTTCGTGTCGAGGTCGAGGTCCCCGGTCATGGGGACCGTGCCGTCGGCCAAGAAGTCGCCGCTGCCGCCGCCGGAGGAGGAACCCTGGGCCGACCCGAACCCCTGGCCGAGCGCTACGCCAGGCAGCAGCAGGGCAATTGCAAGGGCGACAGACCTCACAGGGCGCCGTCCTGGACTTCCTGGACGCTGAGGTATCCGAGCGTCGTGGTCGTCGTGGCGTTGAAGTTGTAGGACAGCGCCGCGTCCTCCTGGTCCTGCCGGTCGATCCCGATCACGAACGTGTAGAGAGACCCCGCCGTCAGCGCCGTGCCTGAGTTGAGGCTGTAGGTCACGGCGCTACCGGAGGCCCCAGTGATCTCCACGTTGAAGACGCTGTTCGTGTTGATCAGCCCGACCGTGATCCGCAGCGCCGTTGCTGGCCTCGCCGGCGCGTTGTGGACCGTGATCGAGCTGGTGAGGATCGAGGCAGCCCCCGTGACGGGGAGCTCGGTGATCGCGACGCGTCCGATCGCTGGGTCGGCGGCGGTCGCCCGGTTGACCAGCGGGGGAACCGCGCACAGGAAGAGAGCGGCGAGCAGCGCCGCGATGGTTTTGTTTCGCCTGGTCATTCTCTTGCCTCGGGGTGCGGGGAGGGGCCCGGCGTGCGGTGGGCCCCTCCCCGCAGGGAGAAAGAAGAAGGGTTAGTTCGCGACGTTCGTAAAGGTCGCGGATTCTGAGGACCGATACAGGCAGAGGTAGGCGCACTCGAAGTCCGCGCCCTCCGCCGAGACCTTCACGTAGACCCGGCAGTCCTCGTCCGGGCCAACGACACCCGCAGAGAGCGTGACGGAGCGGTCTCCGGCGTTGTTCTCGCCTACGGCAGTCGTCTCGACCTCGTCGTCGATTCGCCACTTGCCCTGGATCTTCCGCGCCAGGGCGAAGGTGATCGTCTCGCTCGAACTGTTCGCGCCTGCGAACCCGTCCGCGTCGTCCCCCGTGTCGAGGTCGAACACGAACTTGACGTCTTGCGCCGCGACCCCGTTCGGCTCGAAGGTGAGCAGGGTCTGGTAGGACGTGTAATCCGCTGCGCTGATATCGACGTCGGTGACGCTGGACTCGACCCGAGCAATGCTCCGGTCCACGAGCCTGGCGGTCGTCTCCGTCGCCCCCGCCGGGCTCGTGACGAGCCCGGCGACGAGGACGGCGAGAAGCGCCGAAGCGTAGAGGAAGGGGAGGAGTTTCTTCATGGCTACTCGTCCTTCGGAGCGGTGCTCCCGCTGAGGTTCTGGGTCACGTAGACGTAGTCCACGGCGCCGACCTCGACGTCCCAAGCGATCCGCCACTCGAGGGCGACGCGGCGACGCACGAAGTTCTCGGTGTCGTTCCCCATGAGCTGAGCGAGCTCCATGCGGAGCTTCCACTTCCGGCGGAACTGCCGCTTGAACGCGCCGAGATACCAGGCCGAGGTCGACAGGTCGTCGAGCTTCGGCGTGGTGAGGAACTGCGGCCGCCAGCGGCCGCGCGGTCCCCAGTTGTTGATCTCGTTGCGCACGCCCGGCTCCAGCTCGCTGTTGAGCAGCTTGCTGCCCGTGCTCGCCAGCGCGTCCGGGACCAGCAGCTGCATTTCGCTCACCGGGATCGCGATCCGCTTCCCGCGGGAGTTCGTGCAGGCCGCGAGCAGCTGCCGGGCCGCGTCCAGGTTGGTCGTGGTCGTCAGCGCGTTGCTCGTCTTCCGGTTGCCCGAACTGCCCAGGCGGGTCAGGGTCGTGTTCACCGTGGCGAACAGCGCGGTCCCCGACTTGCCGAGGTGCAGCACGTAGGGCTCAGCCCCCGAGCTCGCCGATCCGTCGTGGTCGGTGACCCGCTTCAGGGTCTGCTCCTCGATCAGCTCGGCGGGGATCTCCCCGGCCCGGTTGATCCTGCTGATCACCTCGGGGAGATCGTTCTCCTCGATCATTTCCGCGGTGATCTGCATGCGGAAGCCCTTGCGCTCCGACAGAATGTCGTAGCGCTCCTCGCCGGAACCGACGAGAGGGAACTCCGCGCCCTCGGCGACCTTCATGTTCTCGCCGGACTCGGTGAGCACTCCGGCCACCGTGACTCGCTTCTTGTTGGACTCGAAGTCCGTCACGAGTTCCTCGCCGACCGTCGGCACGCCTTCGTAGGCGGCGTTCAGCCCGGCTACCGTCAGCCCGCCGGCGATCAGCGGGAACGCCCCGGTTGTCACGGGCGCTGAACGTCCGGCGACCTGCACGTGGGCGGTCACCGGAATGTCGCGCAGCGCGTGCCACAGGTCGGGGAGGCTGCGGACGTCCTCCCACTTGACCTTGCCGGACTCGATCTCCGGCAGGACTCTCTCCACGAGCGCCTGCGGGTTGTTCTCCGCAGCGTTTCGCAGGGAGGCGAGGTCCAGGCCGGGCTTGCCGATCTGGACGTAGGACTCGAATCGCTTCTTGGTTTTCATGTCTCAGCCCTTTCTAGGCGTCGTCGCCCTGCAGGGCGTTGTAGTAGGAGGCGCCTTCCTTGATCGTGATCAGCACCGTCCCCGGGCTGTTCGCGATCGTGGTTCCCTCGGCCACGCTGGCGTCGTCGCTCGCGTGCCCCGACACGTCCGGGAAGCCGTCGTGGTCGACGACGTGGCCCAGAATGTTGCTTCCCGCGGTCGTGGTGACGATCTGCGAGCTGCTCCAGTAGAGGGCCGTCCCCCGGTCTGGGTTCTGGCTGTCGGTCGACAGGAGCGTGAACTCAAACACGTCGCCCGGGCGGGGAACAATGATCGGGTAGTAGCCCGCGAGGTCGCCCGCTTTGATCTCGACCAGCGAGACCGCAATGATCCCGGCCATGGACTGGTCGGCGTCGAGCGGGATCCAGTTCCCCGAGCTCAGCTCGAGAAGCTCGCCCCGGCTGATCGCCTGGGTGGTCCCCGCCTGGAATTTGCCAGGGAGGATATAGGGGCCGGCTGCCCCGAACATGCTGTAGCGGTATGCGCTCTTGTTGGTGGCCATGGGCTCAGCTCCTCACGTTGAACAGGCTGCGCACCGCGAGATCGACCTGCTCGCGCTGCTTCTCCTCGGCGTCGGCGTCGGTCCCGCCGGTGGGGGCGTCCGCCGGTGGGGGCGTCCCCACGGGTTGGCTCTGCGCGGCGATCTCGTCGGCGAACCGCTTCTTCGCGTCCTCGACGGACGCGCCCTCCAGGACGAGCTGGTCGGCGACGCTCTCGAGCCCACGGGGCGCGTAGCGACGGATCAACTCGACCCGCTTGAATTCCCGCGCGTCGGCCTCGTCCACCTGGGACGGGGCGGTCGGCGTGGGGGCCTCCGGCTTGGGCTCTGGCGCTGGCGCCTGTGATCGCCCTTCCGGCTTCGGATCCTGGGTGTTGAGCCCAGGAAGCTGCGAGTACTGCATGGCAGTCTCCACTCTTTCGTTGAAAGTGCGCCGGAGCGCGTCCTCGTCCGCCGGGATCGGGACCATGCTGATCTCCAGCAGCTCCCACTCCCGGACGACGCGCCCGGGACCGACGATCTGATTTGGTGCGTCCCCGTCGACCTCTCCCTGCCCAAGCAGGCGGGTCTTCTCGGCGTTCGGGACGTAGCCGATCGAGACCGCGCGCAGGTGCCCGTCGCGGACGAGCTCCCAGACGGTGTTCGCTCGGTCGGTCTTCGCGTAGCGGATCCGCGCGATCAACTCGCGGCCCTCGACCTTGACCGTGGCGGAACCGACGATCGACTCGGCGCTGTATCGGTCGTGCGTGTCAAGCACGACAGGATTTCTGCGGTAGCGCTTGAGCCGCGCGCCCTTCATTCGCAGGAACTCGATCCCGCCGTACGTCCTGACGCCGTTCTCGGTCGACGCGACGAACGTCGCCTCGCGCTTCTCGTCGTCGATCTCGCGGACCTGCACACCCAGGGCCTGGTGGAGAACGATCTCGTCGGCCGCGGTCGTCATGCTGCCTGCCTCGTCCACCGCAGGTTCCTCTGCGGCTCTTCCTCGTCGTCTTCGTCGTCCTCCGGGTCGTCCCCGGGGGGTGGGTCCATTGGCCCCGCGGCCGGGCCCAGGCCGAGCTCCTCGCGGAGTTCCTTCTCGCGCACCTCCTCTGCCAGGCGCTGGCGGACCAGGTCCTCCCAGTCCTTCCCGCGCTGGGCGGCGAGGTCGCGGAGGCAGGTCAGGCCGATCTCGAGCTCGATCTTGGCCGCCGCCGCCTCCTTCTGCGGGTCCACCCACTGCCAGCCCGGGGGGATCCAGGTCGACATGCACAGCTCGTCGGGGGTCAGGCTCGAGATCCGGGGGTCGCCCCGGAGCCAGGAGTCCTCGAGCGTGGCGCGGCGGATCCAGTCAGAGAGCGAGATCACCATGGCCTGGTGGCGCCGGTAGATCATGCGCGCCTCGAGCAGGTCGGTCCTGGCCGAGCTGTAGTTCGCGCCGGAGAAGTCCTTCAGCACGATCTGCCAGCTGACCCCGAGCGCGGCGCCGATCCGGCGCGCGAGCAGGATCACCAGCTCTTTGAAGTCGCCGATCGGGAAGTTCGGCGACAACGTGCTGACCTTCTCGCCCGGGTAGAGCTTGAAGATCATGCCGGGGATCAGGTCCTGGTCGAGCTGGTAGCCGTACTTCTCTCCGGTGACGTCGAGAAGGTCGGGGAGCTCCTGGGACGTCTCAATGAAGGCGGCCAGGCAGGCGGCGATCTGGGTCCGCTTGAGGACCGCGAGGATCAGCAGGTCGAGGTCGTGGAGGTCCTGGAGGACCTGCGTCAGGAACGGGATCCCGCGGGACTGGCCCGGGCGGTCGACCAGCTTGAGGTGGTAGAGCTGGTCGAACGGGACGCGGTCGAAGTCGTCTAGCGAGCGGCTGACGAACGTGGGCCGCTTGCCCTTCACGAACGGAATCGCGACGTCGCCGGGGTGGCTGGACGAGACGTAGGCCGCGACGATCCGCCCGTAGCGGTCTCGCTCGATCCCGTCGCGGATCACGCCCTCGGAGTCGGCCGGCTGCGCGTCGAGCGGGGTCAGGACGCGGTCGGCCTCGATCAGCTCGAAGAAGAGTTCCCCCGAGGGGGTGTAGCTCCGCTTCACGAACACGTCGCCGTCCTCGAGCATTTTCTTGTACGCGAGGTCCTGGACGCACTCGAAGGGGACCGCCTCGGCTGGGAAGAGCATGTCCTTCCGGTCGCTCCAGACCGCCTCGATCTCCTTCGCCGCCGCGGCCTCGGCCGTCGACTGGCTCGTGATCCCGGTCCCGACGACGTTCTCGGGGAAGGTCGTGCTGATCAGCCCCTTCGCGATCGGGTCGTCGCGAACGGCCTGGCGCGAGCGGCCGATCAGCTTCTCGCGGTCGGCGATCACCTCGCCGTCGGCCGACTTGAGCCCGTCGTCCCCCCAGGGGGTGGTGGTCTTGCCGGAGTGCGCCGACTTGTAGCCGCGCAGGCGCAGGCCGAGGAGCGCGGCATCGCGGTAGTCGGCGTCATGGTCGAGCCGGTGGAAGTGGCGCGCGAAGGCGGCCCGCTTCGGCGAGACCAGCTCGAGCGCGGACCAGTAGGCCCTCGTATACCAGGGGGCCGCTACCACCGAGCCCAGCCCCCTCGCGCACGGTGCGACGTCCTGGTGCGGACGAGCCGGGCCTGGTCGCTGTTGCGACCCGTGGCGGCCTCGAGCCGGTCGAGCTCGTCGGAGAGCTCGCTGATCTGCTGGTTGTAGCGGAAGCGCGCCTGGTCGGTCGTGGCCTCCTCAGGCAGGCCCATGAGGACCAGCTTCGCGTTGACCAGCTTGCTTCTCGCCGTGACGAAGTCCGATCCGTCCTTCGCCGCCTGGATCGCGTCCAGCTCGGTTTGAAGTCCGGCAATGGTGTAGGTCAGCGCCACGCGGAACAGATTGCCGACGAGCACGGGCGACCGCTACTAACCTGTTCCGCTGGGCGGAATTACGGCCGCAAATACAGAGGCGCCGGCAGGGAATCCCTACCGGCGCTCCGTCCTGGCACTGGCCACCGTTGGCCCCTTGGTGGATCACCCCTCAGGGAGGGCGCGGCACAGTGGCTTGATCACGGAGCGCGCCAGGCGACCCCGCTGGAAGTCCCCCGGGGGGTTGGGCAGGGTTGGATTCGTGCTTCACGAGCGGCCAGCGGCGCCGGAACTGCTCGCGGAAATCGCCGAGGAACCATCCTTGATTTCCCCGGGGGGTGGAAGCGACGTTCGCCGCGAACGAGCGCAGGCTGACCTCCTCCGCTAACGCGTCTCGGATCCGCTGGGCCTCTTCGTTCTGCTCAGGAAGCGCGGCGAGGAGATCGTCCCATGCGCGCAGGTGGACCGCGACGAGCTCGTCTGGCCAGTCCTCGATCCGCTTGCGGAGTCCCGCGGCTACGACTTCGTGGCGCATCACGCGTCCGTCGACCCCACCACCGCTACACCTCGTCTTCCATTTCGACCGTCTTGCCCGCCAGGAAATGCCCGGCGTCGTCCATGTACTCGAGCTGCCCGTCACGCACGAAAACGTGGCAGATCGTCCTCCGCTTGCCCGTCTTCTTGTCGCGCCCCTTCACCAGCAGCGCCGGAGAGAACGTCGGGCAGTCCACGTCTCCGTTGAACTGCCAGACGAATCCGTCGCTCTCGACATAGACCCCGTCGACGAACTTCACCCGCTTCCAGGGCTCCGTGCGGAACATGTGGTAGTCGGCGCACCCCGGGCACCAGAAGCCGTAGCCGCGAAGGCCACTGCGCCCTCGCAGCGCGTAGACCTTCGCGCCCACTTCAAACCTCTTCGACCGGGAGCTTGAAGCGGTGTCCGCAGACCTTGCACAGCATGTACGCGATCGAGCCGTCCCAGCTGCGCGTGTCGACGATCACCGCCTGGCCGCGGTCGTCCGTCAGCACCCGCCGGCACGACGCGCACGGCGGAGGTTGCACCCGGAGGAGAGTTCCAGGCATTGGCTGACCCTCGGGCCAGAAGCGTCGATCCGCCTCGGGGGGCTCCCCGTGGCTGACCTCAGGTTCCGGCGTTCTGATCTCGTCCAGCTTCGGCTGCGCCCTCTTCCGCCGTGGCGCCTTCTTCCGTGGTGGTGTTGCCATTGCCGCCCTCCTCACTCTTGCCCCCTTCGACCGGGTAATCGACGCTCAGCAGAATCCGGGCCCCCATGGACTCGGCCAGGCTGAAGTCGTCCGTTTGCTGCATTCGATCCGCGTCGGCCTGCGTCTTCTCGCGCTCGAGCACGACGCGGTCGGCGACCGCCTGGGCGAGCTCGCCGCGGCCCAGGTCGAGCCGCTCCTCGAGTTCCGCGGTCAGCGCCGAGACCCAGTTCGCGACGTCGGTCAGCCGCGAAAGGCCGCGCCCGATCCTGTTGACCGTGGCGGCTATGTCCGCCGACACGCTCGCCAGCTTTTGGATCTTGCGCCCGCGCGACATGTCGCCGAACGGCATCTGCTTCGCCACCACGATCCTGTTTCGCTTGCCCATTTACGCCGCCTCCGCCTCGCTCGACTCGTCCTCGCCCGCGTTGCCGCTGCGAGTCAGGGAGAGCTTCGCGTCGCAGCCAGCCAGCTTCGTCAGCGTGGCGACGTCCACGCAGCCCTTGGCGAAGGACAGCCGGAACCGGATCGCGTCGACCCCGACCGAAATGCGGAACACGTCGGCGTAGGCTTCCAGCTCGAGGCTGTTCGCACCGTCCCACAGGTCCTGCGTCTCGGCGTCGGCGTGCGCCTCAGCCACGATCCGCACGCACACCCTGGCGTCGACCAGGGTCCGGTCGGCCTTCTCCAGGGAGAGCACCGCGCGCGGCACCTTGACCCCAACGGCTACGGCCCGCTGCCCGATCGACACCGACCCGAGTGATCCTTCCACGTCCTTCAAATGCACCAGCTTCGCTTTCGACACGCTCACCTCCCGATTGCCCAGCCGCCCTTGCCCCGCGAGCGGTAGCCGCGCTGGCCACCTTCACCCGAGCGCTTGCGGCCGAGGTTTTGATAGATCCACACCGCGTAGGCCAGGGCGTCCACCTGGTCGTCGTGCGCCGAGTCAGGGAAGCTGAGCAGCTCGTCTTCGAACTCCGGCAGCCAGGCAGCCCCCGCGCGGAAGTAGAGCTCGCCGGCTTCCATGGTCGCCGTCGCCGGAAGCGCGCGCGTTTTCTTGTCCCGGTCCGGCTTGAGCTCGCGCACGGGGAGACCCTCGCGACGCGCCTGGTCGATCACCGACGTGTGGTAGACCGTCTTCTCAATGTAGACCACCTTCGCCGACCACCTCGCAGCCGCTGCGCGCAGCCGCGGGATCATGTCGGGCCCGGTGATCCGCTCGCGGATCAGGTCCAGGAGCAGCAGCTCGCGGCGCTCGGCCGTGGGGTCGACCCCCCAGGTGGCGATCACAGACCAGTCCGACTTGTCTCGGGTGCTCACCGCGAGGTCGGCGGTCACGTAGACGTGAAGCCGCTCGAGCGGGATCCTGCGCCCGCCGGTCACCACCGCGTACTGCCCGTCTAGCGACCAGTACCGGATCCAGTTCTGGCGGAAGAACTCGCCGCCGATCTTCGTCGGGCGGCACTGGTAGAGGCACTGCCACGAACGCAGGTCGCGCCCGTCGTGCTTGATCGCGAGCAGCGACTCGCGCGGGAACCGCTCCGGCCAGAGCGCCTCGCCGGGCTTGCGCCCGAGCTCGTCGTCCTCCTCGGCCAGGGCCGGGAGCGAGACGTAGCGCCAGGGGATCG